TTTAGGCAACAAATTAAAGCATCGCTATATGGGGCGTAATATGAGCAAAACCACCGACATTGAAAAGAAGAACCTTGAAGCGCACGTAGAACTTTGTGCGGAAAGGTATGCAGCTTTGGAAAATAAACTAGATAATCTGGACGAGCGGATGACAGTCATTGAGCGTCACGTTGTAGAAATTAAAGACAGTATCATCAATAAGACAGGTGGCATTAATAAACAAATGATAACCATTGGAACTACTATAGTTGGGGTTATGTTTACAGCCGTTATCAGCCTGTTAATTCATCTGGCATCAAAGTGAAAATCGTAGAACTTACGCAAAATATAAATGTGGCCATCACAAATGAGGAGGCAGACATGCTGTCTCAATTTGACGAAGAAACACCTGTAATGGCTAAAGGTGATATGGATGACAGACAACAACATATGGCTAATCAATTAGTGAATAAAAATCTATTAACAAGAAAAAATGAAAACGGTCGAATCATATACAAAAAACGAGCTAGGTAAATTAATAGTAAACCTTGGTGTATCTAAAGTAAACATTTGGGCAAAAAAAGAACTTAATTATATTCGATATGCTCTAAATCAACCTGTGCTGGTGCCCATAAACAATAATCAATGGGTCATCGGAAATTATGTAATAACTAACTTGGGCACACATAGGTATAAGGTTATCAAAGATAATAAATTAATTCATACATTTTATAGTAAACCTGCTGCGGTATTATATACAGTTCTAACTAAAATGCAATATTATAAAACAGCAGACGGGTTACTGACGGCAGATATCGAAGTAGCCCGAGTCTATGATGAACTAGAATTCTATACTGACAAATTAACAAATAAGAATAAAAAAGATCCGTTTAAAGCACAATTGTGGTACGCAAGATATTATGATTTTAAATTAAAATTCGGACCTGCTCGTCAAGAATTGGAAAAAAGAATCGCAACGGCTAAATATATAAAAATCTGGGAAACCTTAATATGAATTTAAAAGAACTTGCACCACAAAAAACAAAACGATTAAACCGTGTCATGGAAAGTCGTTTTGGTTTTTCAATTGACTACGATAATTTAACTTACGCAAAGGCTCAGCGGTTAAGTACTGCATTAGGTGAAAGCCTGAATGTTATTAGAAAGAGCTATGGCGCTCATACAGCAGAAAAAAATCCAAAATATATGGAAATGCTTATGGTGCGTGAAGGGCTAACCGAGTGGATTAATCAGCATGAAACTCTACTAGAAGGCGAGTTGGAAACAGCTGAAGCAGTTCTAGCAGCCAAGGACATGGTAGACAGCGTTCAGGACATGATCACTGATGCTAGTAAAATGATGAATGAAGAACTTCCTCCTTTACTAGATACCATACGTGATCAAATCGGCACTGCACAAGCTGACAGCTATAAGCAAACAGTTACAGCAGCACTACAAGGATTAATGGATTCGTTGAATGGTGCCCGCGATGCATTAGATAATGGTGCTCGAGTACTTGCAGGCGAGCAACCTGACCAAGCTATGAGCATGGGCGGTGATCAAGGATTGTCAGGCCAGTTACCTCCGGTAGATTTAGACAGCGATTTAGATGCTGAGGATGACGGATTTGCTGCCACTGATGCCGCAGCAGGCGGAGATGAATTGGGCAGAGAGCGTCGTTAATGCGAGCAGTTGACTTTATTAAAGAAGACGAAGATAATCAAGACAGAGGTGATTATGGAAACATAATCACAGCTCTGAATCTTCTGCATAATAAAGTCATCAGAGGGGAGATTGCTTCCGAAATACCCACCCCAATGGTACTTCGGTATATATCAAATACTGGCCTGACTGGTTTTACTTACCAAAATTTAATTGCAGCCAACGAAGCCGAAGATTCAATTAAAGAGATGCTTAAGAACATTACTCCAGAAACCGTTAAGTTTACCACTGATTCTCAAAGTCAAATCGACAACCCGGAAGAATATAAAGCTGCTGTCGACAATCCAGAACAAACTGTTTCGAACATGGCCAAAAGCGCCATGAAGCGTAGACAAGACTAATTAAATACTATACAATAAACTCAGGAGATAACTATGGCCTATTCAGAAAAGGTTGTGGATCACTACGAGAATCCACGAAATGTCGGCAGTTTTGCCAAAGACGAGTTAAATGTAGGTACAGGTATGGTTGGTGCACCAGCCTGCGGCGATGTAATGAAGTTACAGATAAAAGTGGACGATGTTACAGGTATTATTACAGATGCGAAATTTAAAACGTATGGCTGCGGGTCGGCGATTGCAAGCAGTTCTCTTGTTACAGAATGGGTCAAAGGTAAAACACTTGACCAAGCAGGAAGCATTAAGAATAGTGAGATTGCAGAAGAACTCGCCCTACCTCCAGTCAAAATACATTGTAGCATATTGGCCGAGGATGCCATTAAGGCGGCAGTAAATGATTACCGTAACCGATACAGCAAGTAAAAAAATACAACAACAACTGTTGAAACGTGGGAAGGGTGTTGGGCTGCGAGTAGCAGTCAAAACAACCGGTTGCAGCGGGCTTGCATATGTGTTAGAATATGTAGACGAATCCAACCCCGAAGATCAATGCGTTGACTGCAATGGCTGCAAAGTTTTTATTGATCCCAAAAGTTATGCTTACTTGACCGGACTAGAAATAGACTACGTAAGAAACGGGTTAAATGAGGGATTCGAATTTAATAACCCAAATGAACGTGATCGTTGCGGTTGCGGAGAAAGTTTTAGAGTGTAAATGTTAATAAACAAATTTAATTATACAACTATTAATAGAGAAACAGTTGACGGAAAACGACACTATTGTTTGCCTGACGGAACCAAAGTACCCAGTGTTACTACTATTTTAGATCGCACCAAGCCCGAAGAAAAACGTCAAGCATTAGCAAATTGGAAAAGACGTGTAGGAGAAGCTCAGGCACAACAAATCACTACAGAAGCAGCCGGGCGAGGTACCAGAATGCATAAGTGGTTAGAAACATACGTCAAAGATGGTAATATAGGACTCCCTGGTACTAACCCATACAGTCAACAAAGCCATTCAATGGCCAATGTTATTATTTTTGAAGGTTTGGGCAAAAATGTCAGTGAATATTGGGGGGTAGAAGTTCCTGTTTACTATAGCGGACTGTATGCCGGTACCACAGATTGTATTGGAGTTTGGAAGGGCAAACCAGCTATTTTAGACTTCAAACAGACTAATAAACCTAAGAAAAGAGAGTGGATCGACGACTATTTTATCCAATTGGCGGCCTATGCACTGGCTCACAATAATACTCACGGAACAGATATTAAACAGGGTGTAATTTTAATGTGTAGTGCTGAAAATCAATATCAAGAATTTGAAATTACTGAACAAGAATTTGAACATTGGTCCAATGAGTGGATTAAACGAGTAGAACTGTATTACCTATCTAACTAAATATAAGATAGGAATTAGACAAAATGGCAATTGTACAAATATCACAGATCAAACATAGACATGGTGTTAGAAGTGATTTACCTCAGTTGGCTACAGCTGAACTGGGGTGGAGCATAGACACTCGGCAACTTTATATAGGCAACGGCACACTACAAGAAGGTGCCCCTGAAGTCGGAGTAACAGAAATTCTGACTCAATACAGCAGTTTGCCAAACTACACTGTTTATACTCTTGGGATCACTGCGAATACAACTGCCAATGTAACTAGTGCGATTGCAACCAATAATACTCCAGCAATCTATATTCAATATGCAATCATTAGAAATAATGCTTCCAGGTCAGGGTGGCTAAAACTAGCCAGTAACACCGCTAATATTGCAGCACCTGGTGCAATTGTCTACGACGAAGAATACAGCGAAACATCTGATGTTGGGGTGGTTTTTGGTTACACGCCCATAGGCACAACAGGTTCAAATGCCTATGTTCAACTTACTGCCACGGTATCGAATTCGTCGGTGTTTAATGCAAACATGCAGTATACCATAAGCACTTTATCCTTTTAACTTTATCAATTATTAATAAGCATGTGGAATCTACTACCCAGCGAACGGCTTCGCTGTTGGCAAGATTTTCGTAAATCTATTAGCCAAAAAAATTTCGAAGATGCTCTCAAAGAAACAACACATTTGTGGAGCTATGCACCTTATCAAGCACACTATTTGACCACCGATCAAATCAACGAATGGCCCGGGCCATGGGAATTAATATATGAAAACTATTACTGCGATCTTGCAAAGGCGCTGGGAATAGTGTATACTTTATATCTAAGTAGCCACAGATCAGAAATCGAAATAAGAATATATAATGATCCTTCGACCAAAGAACAGTATAATTTAGTATTTGTCGACAAAGGAAAATATGTCCTTAATTACATTCATGACGAAGTAGTAAATAAAAAACAAATTAACAAAGACCTAAAATTAATTAAGACACTGTCTGATTCAGATCTGGGGCTTTATAAATTACAATAAGAGAAAAAGAATCAATGACACAAATTCAAGTTATAAAAAGAGACGGACGCAAAGAACCGCTAGATTTAGAAAAATTACATAAAGTTGTATTTTGGGCCACTAAAGATATCACAGGCGTAAGTGCCAGTGAGTTAGAAATCAAAAGTCGCATACAATTTTATAACGGAATCAAAACCACAGACATTCAGGAAACTATGATTAAGAGTGCCGCTGATCTTATCAGCGAAGACGCTCCGAATTATCAATATGTAGCAGGTAGGTTGATTAACTATCATCTTAGAAAACAAGTTTATGGAAATTACCAACCTTGCAGTGTATTAGAGCTAGTTAAAAAGAATGTTGCCAGAGGATTCTATGATCAGGGATTGCTGGAAGCTTTTAGTGAAGAAGAATGGAATGAACTCGATCAATTTGTGGTTCACGAAAGAGACGAACAGTTTACCTATGTGGCCATGGAACAATGGCGTGGGAAATACCTGGTACAGAACCGTGTTACTGGAGAAATCTACGAAACGCCACAAATGGCCTATATTTTAATTGCAGCAACACTATTTCAAAAATATCCCAAGGAAACAAGACTACAATGGGTAAAGGATTATTATAATGCGGTATCTAATCATGACATTAGTTTGCCTACCCCCATTATGGCTGGTGTACGCACACCACAAAAGCAATTTAGTTCGTGCGTTCTCATTGAGACTGATGATAGCTTGGACAGTATTAATGCTACTGCTAGCAGTATCGTCCGATACGTCAGCCAGAAGGCCGGAATTGGTATTGGAGCAGGACGAATTAGGGCTTTGGGTTCGCCTATTAGGAGCGGAGACGCCTACCACACGGGTGTGATTCCTTTTTACAAACATTTTCAAAGTGCAACTCGTAGTTGCAGTCAGGGGGGTGTACGTAATGGTGCAGCCACTTTGTACTATCCTATATGGCATTTAGAAGTTGATGACTTATTGGTACTCAAAAACAACAAAGGCACTGAAGACAATCGTGTTCGTCATATGGACTATGGTGTGCAGTTT